GTTTTTATTATTTAATCTTTTTATTGAACTTCGTTTTGTACATAGAATGAACAAGTATTATGCATGGACTTTTATCTTTTTACTATTTTCGATTCTATCGCAACTTTCTACAATGTGTCATATAGATTCACTATTGAATGATATCGAGATTTATTTAAAACACGGATTCGTTCTATATTTTGTTTGTATTACTCGTAAATATATTCTATAAAGATTCATATAAAATCATTTTTATATGAATGAATACATGTCTGCAAAACTCGTGAGTTATTCAAAGCCCGCTTCTAACGAATTAGTAGATTTTTCTTTATTGGACATGGTTGCTTATTGTGCCCGGGTTTCCAACCCAGAAAACCAAATGAACATGGAAACGAGCGAGAAATTAGTGGGATATTTAATCCGGAATCATCATTGGTCTCCTTTGGAAATGGTTCATATTTGTATTGAAATCGAAACTACCCGGGATATTGCTCGACAAATTCTTCGACACAGATCCTTTTCTTTCCAAGAATTCTCCCAGAGGTATGCAGTCGTGGATACCAATTTGGGATTTGAATATAGGAATGCCCGTTTACAAGATCTTAAAAATCGTCAAAATAGTATTGATAATATATCTGATGAGATTAAAGTCAAATGGAATAGTAAAATTCGTGAACATTTTGCAAAGTCTAAGGCTATTTATGACGGTATGATAGCGGACGGTATCGCTAAAGAATGTGCTAGATTTGTATTACCTCTAGCCACTCCTACCAGACTTTATATGAGTGGAACTGTTCGTAGTTGGATTCATTATATAGAATTACGTTCAGGTCATGGTACACAAAAAGAACATATGAATATCGCTAATCAATGCAAGAGTATTTTTGCTGAACAATTTCCTACTACATCTGAGGCTTTAGGGTGGAACCATGAATAAATATAGCATATCCGCACAAGTATATAATACATTTGATGACCATAAACAAACTCTACTTGTAAATGAAACAATATCGGCATTATCTAAAGAAGAAGCTGCCCATAAATATCAGCATGAACATCCTAATCCAAATAGAAAAGTTGTTAAAATCTATTCAATAGAACAAATATAGTTATGGAAACTAAACAAAATTTCACAATCAAAGTTGTAAGAGAACTTTTATCTTATGGTTTCTCTGTACATTTACATCAAAAAGAACATATCGACGGGTATGGTGGATGGTTTGGTACAGATGAAGGGCAAGAAGAATTTGTTGTTGCCATGAAACATCACATGGGATTTGAAATATTAATTCATGAATATTGTCATTTCTTACAATGGAAAACTGATCGTAAATTATGGGATAAAAGTACTGAAACATACGATATATTATTTGATTGGATTTCTAATAAAGACTCTGTATTCTCAGATGAACAACTTGATAGGAGTCTACACGATATATTGGAAATAGAACATGATTGCGAAAAAAGGGTTTTGAAAATTGTTAAAAACTGTCCCATAGAAGAATTCGATACAGATAAATATATGAGAGCTGTTAATGCCTACTTATGGAGTTATCATCTTAATAGAGAATTAAGATTAAGGCCAAAAAGACCAATTTACTCAGAAAGAGTTCTCGATCATATGCCTAATGTTTTTAATTCTGATCTGTCTTTTTATTTGGATCGTAGTAATCTTACCGATTCAATTAGACAAGCATTGTTGGTTGAGTACGAATAATTCTAAAGTGCCGGTTGACAATCTGACGATACTAGGATATAATCGAACCAACGGAGGCTTTATGAATAAACTTGGATTGTGTTGTATTTCTCTCACCTTGAAAGATCAAGGTTTTGGTCATCAAACTATGACCTATAAGCGTTTTAGTTCTTTGCCTAGAGAAGAAGCACTCGATATTCTTGGATCTCGTATTCTCAATAATCTTGTTGTTACCAATAAGACTATACAGTTTTGTGCAGATAACAACTATGTTTATCGCGTTAGTAGCGATATATTTCCGCTTATTACTTACGATGAAGCGAATGTTAGTTTAGAGGATTTACCTAATCACGATGAAATACAAGATGAGTTTGATAATATTGCGGAAACTATTTCCTCTACTAGCGTTCGTGTTTCTGCTCATCCAAGTGAATTTAACAGTTTGGCTAGTCTCTCCGAAAAAGTTGTTGAAAAAACCATCACAGAACTCAACTTCTACAGTAGTTTCTTTGACAGAATTGGACTTCCAGCAGATACTAGATCACCAATGAATCTTCATGTTCATAACAACAATGGAACAAGAGAAGAAATTTCACACCGATTTTATCAAAACTTTAAAAGACTTGATACAAATTGTCAGGCTAGACTCACTATTGAAAATGATGATAAGCTTAATTGCTGGAGTGTACGAGAACTTGTAGATATTTTTCATCCAATTACCCGCATACCAATTTGCTTCGACTATTTGCATCATAAGTGTCATTCAAATAATACTACTGAGGTAGAAGCAATTAATATGTGCTATGATACTTGGCAAACAAGACCACTTTTTCATTATAGTGAAAGTCGCCCCGGAAATAATCCACGCGCCCATGCAGATTATCCTGAACAAACTTTCGATAATTATGGTCTAGAATTTGATATAGATATGGAACTTAAGGCTAAAGACTTAGCAATCGCTGAATACAATAAACTTTTAACTACACTTTCAACTAAGTAAGGAGATTAATTATGGGCCAAATTGGATCTATTGTAATCGATGATAATGTAAATACTCAAGCGGTAATCAACTTGCTTAAAGAAGATAAAAAGATTACTATTGGTAAGGAACAGGTTACTGAGGATGGGGTTCGATATATTCCAATAGAGAAAAACTAATATGAGTGCATGGTTAATTGCTTTTACTGGCTGCGTATATGCCTATGTAGCATTTGAACAAGGATACAAAGGGAATACTGGTATGCTTATAGCATATTTAGGATATGCTTTTGCTAATATTGGATTGTATATGTTAGCATCTAAATAAAGGATTTATTCTATGAAAGAACCACAAAAAATTCCACTAGATCCATCAACACCAAAAGCAAAACAGGTTAAACAACTACCATTAAGAGGATTGTATCCAGAAGCGATGCATGATGATGTCTATATTAGACCAGACAACGATTCAGTATACAAGCCTATTGATTTGGACAAAATAAACGAAACTTTGGATAAAGCCGCAAATGAAGATTCTAAAAACAGCGATTAAACTTTCTTACGAGCGCTTTATTCCTAATCTGTATCAAAGAAGGTATCATTTTGCAATAGCATTTGATGGCAACAGACCAATTTGTCTCAGCCAAAACAACCCGATTAAGGTTAATGCTAAGGCATTTAGAATGGGTCAAAGATTTAATATACAAACCTATAAGGAATTTCCATATAATCATGCTGAGTCTCATCTTATTTCTCAATTACTTGATCGCTATAATACCATTGGTGTTGATTGGAGCATTGTTGTTGTACGAATTGGAAGAGATGGAAGAATGAGGCTTAGTAAGCCTTGCGTTAATTGTGCTAAAATTTTAAATGCAGTTGGTTTGAATGATATTTACTGGAGTGTGGGCGACAATAATTTTGAAGATAGTGACGGTGATCAAATAACAATAGATAGTGATTATTTTTTTAAGTATGCCAAAGGAAAGTTTTATGCTAAGAACAAGAATTCATTATTGGTCATCTAGTAAATTTGCTGACTGGATTAGAGGAGAACAGAAACCCCTTGCTTTAGAATGGGATGCATGGGATGACTATTATAATGATCTGAAGAAAAGAAAACCTATTAGGTATTGGTTTACAGAAAAATTTCTAAAATGGCTACAAAACACAATATATTTTCCGTATGATGTTTATAGAGAAATTAAGATCTATGTTCGTAATAGATGGATAGATAAAACTCATTATCTAAAAACAGGATTAAAACCAGGACACTGGTATGAATTTGACTATCGACTAATGCATGGATTATTTAATGAGCTTGTTGATTTTGTAGAAATTGAATTAGCAGATCAAATGACATGGAAAGATAAAGAAAAATACAAATTTAAGAATGGTCGATGTGTTGAGGCTGCTTATGATTATTTTAAGTGGGCAAAAAATCTGAAAACAAAAAATGAAAACGGTAAAAGGGTTTTGAGCGAACAGGCAAAATCTGCTCGTAAAGTTCAAATGCTATATGAGTGGTGGAAATATAAAAGACCTAATAGACTTAGCCCAATGGAAAAAAGTGGTTGGGGACCAATATACGATAATATGGAACTAAATGACTTTAAAGCCCCCAAGAATGGACATAAATACTATATGAAACTTGTCAAGATAGAAGAAGCTTATGATCAAGAGGATGAGGATATGATGGTGGAACTGATTAAAATTCGTCGCCACCTATGGACGTAAAACTTTAAAGAACAGTTGACAGAACGCCGATAGTGTGTTATAAAGAGGACTCTTGGCATCCTCACCCATCGGAGTTTGATATGGTCTGCAATTATTGCAAAAGTATGATTCCAGAAGGACGAGTGGAATTTTTGACTGAATATAATCGTCCTATTGTTTGTATTGATTGTTCTACTGAACAAAGAGCGGTTGGATTTTTATCGTATTCTCACAAAACAGCACCAGAACTTGTTATGGTTCCAGCAAATAATAAAGAATCAATTAGAAGGTGTGATCGGGTAAATCGTCGGGCAAGATAAATTTTCCATTTTTAGTAATATTATCTTTGGCCCATAATGGCTGTAGATTACTATAATGAAAACATTCTTTCTGCTGTTCAAAATCAGTTAAATCGAAACTACAACATGGTTTGATATGATCAATATGCCATTGTCCGTAATTTTCCCAATTCATACCATCAATAAATTTTTGCTCTAAATACATTTTAAGTTCGTCGATACTACAACCAAGTAAATCTAAAGCACTGGATTTTTTACTTTCCCTTGAAATAGCTTTCCATAATCTACCACGAAGTATAACTCTTAAACGATAATTTATATCTATGACATATTTATTTTTTGAATATTCTCTAGCTTTAATTCTTAATTTATCTTTATTTTTTTGTTTATATTCTCTAGCGTATTTATTCATTTTTTCTTTGTGTTTATAATATGATTTTAATCTAGATTTTCTTATTTTATGTATATTATTTTTTCCCCATTTTTTATGAATTTTTCGATCTTTATCTGGATTATTTTGTCTCCATTCTTTATTTACCGAAGCATAGCAACTACGACAATAAACACACTTGCCATCTTTTTTGGTCTTATTGTTACTAAACTCATTGAGTTCTTTTTTAATCTTACATTTAACGCATATTTTCATGCAGCACCTTGACTTTAACAAACTATCCTGTATACTTACCATACACCGACTATACCCACAAAACCGACATTTTAAGGAGGCTAGATGAATAAAATGACATGGCTTGATCTTTATAATTATCTTCATGCCCAAGCTAATGGCCTTGATAATTTTGGTAAATTTGACTGGAATAGTCCAGTAATGATTCACGATGCTTCAACAGGAGAAGAATTGAGTTGTGATACTTGGGTAATTTCAAATCACATAGGTAATGATAGGACAGTGTTGGCTACAAACATTGAAAGTATTTTTGCAGAAAATGATGGAGGTAACTCTTGATGAATGAAATAGAGATAGAGAGTCTCCTTTTTAAGCAGATTGAGAAGCCAAAACACTATTTGATGACACGAATTATTAATGTGTACGAAAACAGATATCGTATAAATATCTATGTTCAAGTTGAAGAAGAGACTTTGATTAAGAAACGTATTAGTTCTAGCTATTTTTGTCACTATTCTCCCGGTAAACTAGAAATTATACCAGATATAGATCAAAAAGATGAAAACCAACGAAAAAACAGCAAAAGGAACTAAAGGATTTATTCTTTATAGTCCATTTACAAAGCGTTATTTTTTTAGGGTTTATAAAAACGATGGCGAGTTTGTAGATTATGATATTAATTGCGAAGAAATTGAAGTAGAACTAATAAGTGAATGGAATTCCTTATATACTAATCCTACAAAAAATACTCTTGACTGGTCTAGTAAGGCACTGGGTAAAGACAATGAATCAAGAACTAAGCAATAAGTTAATAGAAAAATATTCAATCCAATTTAAAAACCTCAAATATATTGAGTGTGGTGATGGTTGGTATGATCTTTTAGATAAACTATGTAATACTATTCAGAATAGATTAGACTATAATCTTAGACAAGGAAAAGATATTGATTTTTTCTGGTGGTCACAAATTAAAGAAAAATTTGGAGGATTAAGAGCATATTGTTATGGTGCAGATGAGTATATGAGGGGGGCTATAGATATGGCAGAAACTATGAGCTACTCTATATGCGAATATAGTGGAGAAAAAGGAACTCTGCGTAAACAAAGAAAGCTAGATAATGGTGAAATTATTCCGGCTTGGATCAAAACACTCTCGGATAAAGAGGCAGAAAAGGACGGTTATCTCTGAAAATTCTTAAAGAGTCCCGCTTGACAATGCCGATTAGTGTGCTATACTTAGAGAGTATCAACTACCAATCAGAGGAGAAGAACAATGGCTAAGGGTCAAAAGACTTGTGAAAAGTGCGGCACTACAACTGGGCCGCGTGCTTATATGTGTAAGAAGTGCAATACTCCTTTTGTTTTTAAAGCTAAAAGCAAAGAGGCTAAAAATACTAAGATTATTCGTGATGTTAATTGGAAGGAACTTGTCAGGGGTGACAGAATCCGCGTAGCTGGTGGTCCGTATTTTGTTTCTCGCGGAGAGTTTATTCCTATGGGATACAGGGGTCGTTTTATTGTTGAGAGTATTGACAAGGATGGTATTAAAGCCTGGGGTCTGGACAAGCATAGTGGATTTGCACACATTTATATGGGTGCGGATATCCAGAATAAGGAAACTGGGGTTTGGAAGATTAAACATAAGCTTATGAAACTCAAGCCAAAAACGGAGACCGTTTAATGTCCCTAACAGATGAACAAAAACATCAGCTAAACAAACTGACAGACTACAGAGATCAAATCGTAGATTCTCTGTTTCATATAGAGCGTGTTCTTAAAACCTATTTTCCAGAGGAATTTGAAATAGCTATTCAGTTTTATATTCCACAGATCACCACAGCTCTTTATGAGCATCAAAAGTGGCTAAGTAGAGGAGAATACAGTTTACAGGACACTATTGACAAATTGACAGAACGGTGTAAAAATAAAGATGATGGCAGTGGGGTTAAAAAGTATTTCTAATTGGAGCAATATCGTGGAAAATTATAGTGTTTTGGATATGACAGGATTTGCTACGACAATCAGAGAAAATGTGGCATCCTCTTTTGCAGAAGATTATTCTGAAAACCTTGATGAATTTATTAGTTTGAATCAGGTTATTGAGTTGATAGAACAACATAGTCTTGGTCAAGATGATGATGGGTATCATATAATCAATGAAGAAGTTTTTAACGATATTTTTAATGATCTTAGTGAATGGTTGTATGGTGTTGGTCTGGCAAAATTAGCAGCAAAAGGCTATGTTGAGTGTGCATGGGACAACGATCAAAATGAAATGGTGTTTTGGCTGTCAGATAAGAGTCAAACATCAGTTCCAAATAAACCTTCGTTTTAGAAATAATGGTAGAACTTCATAAAGAAAAAATTATTTACATCAAAGAACAAATAGACGATCTTAAAGAATACCTACACTCTGATGTTTGTAGAAGTTGTGGGGAAATTGCATTAAAGCTTGAAGGATATATTAAGGAATTATCAATACTACTAAATCAAAATGACACTAATAGTTAATTTTTTTGGCGGTCCCGGTGTTGGTAAAAGCACATTGGCATCAGGAACATTCTTTCATCTGAAACAAAATAGGGTGAACTGTGAACTTGTTACCGAATATGCCAAAACACTAACATGGGAAAATAGACATTCTACTCTACAATGCCAGCCTTATGTTTTTGGGAAACAATTGTATAGTCTAGAAATGCTAGTAGACCAAGTAGATGTTATAGTAACTGATTCTCCTATTTGTTTGAGCTTATTTTATAAGGCAGATAAGTATCCTTCTTCTTTTTCTCAAGCAGTGATAGACATTTTCAATAGATTTAAGAACATAAATTACTACATTGCTAGACAAGAAGATGAATATGATGAGGTCGGTAGACTATCTAGCGTTAATGTTGCTAAAAATATCGATGAAAGAATTCTGAATTTTCTTGATGAATTTTACATCGATTACACAACCATTCCAAGAAATTTTGATAGTGCAGAATTGGTCTCTAAGGAGATAATGAAGAAATTATGAATGTTTTGGACAATCTGAAGAATTTGAGCGTTCCAGATATCAGACAGTATTGTGTTGCTAATACTATTGATGCTAGTGTTGGTATGATTAATATTGGTGGGGATTTTAATCTGTCTACAATGGTTCGTAATGCTAATTTTTTTGGATTCAGAGACGTACACTATGTCGGTAAGAAGAGATGGGATAAAAGAGGAAGCGTAGGAACATATCATTATACTCCTATGATACATTATCATGATGAATCATCTTTTATTTCACAATGCTCTGGTAGGACTATTATTGGTATTGAAAACAATATTCCCGAGTATAGTTACAAAACAGTTGATTTGTTTGATTATAGATTTGACAATATTGTTGAACCTATATTTCTTTTTGGAGAAGAAAATAATGGATTATCAAATACCATTCTGGATGGGTGTGATATTATCCTCACTATCCCTAATCACGGTAGCGTTCGTTCTCTCAATGTTGGAACAACTAGTGGTGTAGTTATGAGTGTATACAGAAACTACATCAACAAAAGAAATCAAAAATGAAAATTCATCCTTTAACAGCTATAATTATAGGTCTTTTATTGTGTTCTATCGGATTCAATATATGCCTAATAGAAAGTAACAAGAAACTAGTATATCAAATTCAAAAATTAGAAGCTGGTCCCGCTAGAGGCTTATTTATCAAACCAGATGAAATAGTGAAACCACCATTATCGGATAAAGAAATAAATGATCTTTTGAAAGAAATGCTTAGAAAAATGGCTCGTGAAAGAATGACTTAGGAGTATATAAAATATGGGGGCGTAATGGTATCGACTACGCTAAGTGATTTATATTTGCAAGTAGTGGTTGATCGACCGGCCACTTTAAAAGTCGATTAAACGCTTTAACTGGCGAAACACAGTTAGCTCTCGCTGCTTAATTAAGCAGTGACGGTTTTAGGGAGCGATGAAGGTAGCGCCCGAAAAATCGACGTAAAATCCTTCGGCTGCTAGGATTGCCAACGGGTTCTAGTCTGAGATTAGTTGGTACGGAAAGATGAATGTTGTTTGTTCTTTAGTCTTTCTTAAAATTTATGAATATCCTAAACTTGTAGAAGATATAATGATCTAACGATAGGACAGGGATTCGACTTCCCTCGCCTCCACTAACTTTAAAGAGATTTAATATGAACCGTAGACATTTTTTAAACCACTGTGCTGCAATTTCATCATTGTCAGCATCTTCTTTATTCTTTACAGATAGTATTCTGGCAAATGCTATTGACTTAAAAAAGAAAAATAAGAGTTCTATTCTTTTATGGATGGGTGGAGGCCCAAGCACTATTGATTTGTGGGATTTAAAGCCCGGTACTGCTACTGGTGGAGTTTTTAAACCAATATCTACTAGTGCTGATGGAGTTCAAATATGTGAACACTTACCTCTCATGGCACAACAAATGCACCACATGAATATTGTACGATCAATGAGTACAAGAGAAGCAGACCACATGAGAGGTCGATATTATATGCATACAGGATATGTTCCTAATCCTAATATTGAATATCCTAGTTATGGTTCTGTTATTTCTCATGAATTGATTTCAACTATTCCTCAACTAGATATTCCTCCGTTTGTTAGTATTGGCGGACCTAGTGTTGGTGCTGGATTTTTAGGTACGGCTTATTCACCATTTGTCGTTAATTCAAACGGAACTGTTCGTGATCTTGATATGGGTATAGACCAAACTAGACTAGATCAAAGATTGCGTATGCTTAAAACTATTGAAGATAAATTTGTGAACGAAAAGCGTGGAGACTATGCTTCTGACCACTCTAAGCTTTTGACTAAAACAGTCAAACTCATGACTAGTTCTCAGATGGAAGTATTTAAAGTGTCTAAAGAACCGAAAGAAGTTCAAGACAGATATGGTAATACTGGATTTGGTCGAGGATGTTTAATGGCAAGACGATTAGTAGAGATGGGTGTTCCATTTATTGAGGTTGATCTTGGTGGTTGGGATAATCATCAGGATATATTCCCCACTCTACAAAACCAAAAACTGCCAGAATTGGATAAGGCAATGAGTGCCTTGATTAGTGACTTACATGATCGTGGTCGCTTGGAAGATACTACTATTATTTGGATGGGAGAATTTGGTCGTACTCCAAACATTAATGGTAATGGTGGGAGAGATCATTGGGCTAGAAGTTGGAGTGTTGTGGTTGGTGGAGGTTCTTTTAATAAAGGACTGGTTGTTGGAGAAACTAGTAGTGACGGAAAAGAAGTTATCACAGAACCATATACTTCTCAAGATTTAATGGCAAGCGTTTTAAAGTCTATGGGTATCTCACTAGAAACAACATTTACTGCTAAAAATGGTCGCCCAATGAAAATTGCAAATAGCGGTAAGACTATCAAAGAATTATTCTAATGGGCCGTAAAGTCTGTTCATATTGTGGGAAACGTAAAAACCTAGCAAGTTTTCCCAAGCACAGTATGTACAAAGACAATCTAGATAGTAGATGTAGGAAATGTGTTAAAAAACATTCTAAAATTAGAAGCAAATTACATAAAAAGGCTCCTCCTAAACCAGAAGTTTGTGAATGTTGCGGTAAAATTCCTTTCCAATGGGCATTAGACCATGACCATAGTGATGATTCTTTTAGAGGATGGCTTTGTACCAGATGTAATACCGGCTTAGGTAAATTAGGAGATGATTTAAGCTCTATAATTAAAGCGGTTAACTATTTAATTATGTCTAGAAATCGTAAAGATATTTTCTAGTATCATTCGTAGTCTTTTCTCTATGTTCTTTTTTCCACAAGGGTTGAATATTAGTATAATGAAAACAGATTTTCTGTTGTTCTAAATCTATTAAATTAAAACTATAACAAGGTTTAATATGATCCAGTTCCCATTTACCATAATTATTCCAAGTCATTCCCTTTTTAAATTTTTTCTTAATATGCTCTTTAAATTCCTCTATGCTACATCCTAATAATTCCATTGTTTTTTTACTTTTATTTATACCTTTAACTGTCTTTCTTAACCTAACTCTTAAATTTCCTGTTATTCTAAAAATAGGATCATTTTTTCGCTTCAATGCCTTGTATTTTCTTTGATGCTCACGAAAATATTCTCTATTATTGGTTCTCCATTCTTTTTGAGTTAAATATTTTTTCTGTTTATTTTTTGTTGCCCACTCTTTACATTTTTTTGTATACTCTATTTTATTTTTAGACAACCAATTTTTCCTATATGATTTATGACAGTCTTTACACATACCTTGAAAACCGTCTGAACTACTTTTAGACCTATGGTATAAAGAAGTGTCTAGATTTTTATCACAATACCAGCAATACTTTTTAGCCATATTAATTCCTTATAAAAAAAAGATGTCCTATACCTGTAATATAATAAAATTATTTTCTTTCAAGGCAAAGGTAAAAACAATATGAAAAACAAGATTAAAGAACATCTAATAGAAAACAATATGACATATTGGCAGCATTTTCATTTCGCTTGGATGCATGGGGCAGTATGTTTAGTAGCTGGATTATGTTTAATAGTTCATGCTGTGTTTCCTTGTTGGTTTCAAACTACTGGCAGTGATTTAGTAGCTCTTTTAGCAATCGTATTCAAGAAACAAAAACGAACAGACGATACTTGACAAAGCGATCCTTCTACGCTATACTTGGACAAACACAGGAGAAATTAAAAATGTCGTTTGAGCATCTGTCTAATTTTGTTCGTGATCTGAAAGCTACTAGTAGTACAATTGATAAGGTTAACATTATTGAGGACTATGTTTCTTCTAATGATAGTGGAGCTAATTTTATTAAAAAGATTCTACTTTACACCTATCATCCTCTCTGGCAGTATAATGTAACCAGTGACAACCTTAAAAAGAAGTTTACTTTGAGAGGAAAGTTTTATAAGACTATTTTTGATTTGCTAGACGCTTTGAAGAATCGAGAAATTACAGGGCATGATGCTATTGGAGCAGTCAATACTTTTATTGACAGTCACCCAGAATTTGAAGAGCTTATCCACTGCATTATTGATAAAGATTTGAAAACCCGTGCTGGAGATAAGCTGATCAATAAGGCTATTCCCGACCATATTCCAGAGTTTAGCGTTGCTCTGGCTGATAAATATAATCCAAGCATTGTAAACTGGGAGGATGGTTGGTATGTTAGCAGAAAGATTGATGGTGCTAGATGTATTGGGATTATTGATGGTCATGGCAATACTACCTTCTATTCCCGCACGGGAAAGGAATTTGATACTCTTGGCGTCGTTAGGGATGGTATTAAGGCTCTTAACATTACTAATGTAGTATTTGATGGTGAACTTTGTTTGCTTGATGATGATGGCAATGAAGATTTTCAAGGCATTATGAAGCAACTTAAAAAGAAGGATCATACCATTCCTAATCCTTCATTTAAAATTTTTGATATGATTAGCCACGATGAATTTTATAGCAAAAAGGGGGATTCTGCAAAGACATATACCCATAGATATAATAATCTCAGAACTGTTATGCAGAACAATTCTTGTGTTTGTCTTAGCGTTCTTGGTCAAGAATTGATTAAAAATGATGACCACTTTGCTGAATGGACGGGCAAGGCTAAAGAATATAATTGGGAAGGATTGATGCTCCGTGCAGATGAACCGTATAAAGGTAAGCGTAGCAAAGACCTATTGAAATATAAGAGTTTCAACGACGATGAATATGAAGTAGTCGATGTTGAAATGGGACCATTTAGATATGTTAAGGATGGTCAAGAGACAGAAGAAACTATGCTAAGTTGCGTAACAATTAAACATAAAGGTTATGATGTTAGAGTAGGTAGTGGTTTTACAATAGACCAAAGAAAAGACTTTTATAAACACCCTAAAAAGATTCTTGGTAAAATCATAACTGTACAGTATTTTAGCGAGAGTGAAAACCAAGATGGTGGTATAAGTTTACGTTTTCCTACATTTAAATATTTATACTCTAATATTAGAGACATATAAAATTAAATACATTATGAGTAAAAAAATAATGTTATCAAAATGGTGCGGAAGATTTGGAAATAATGTATTTCAATTATGTAATGCTATACAGTATTGTAAAAAAAACAATTTTGTTTTTGAATCATCAGATCACCCACTTATAAATAGGTTTATATTTAATAATCATATAAAATATTCTGAAATTATTCAAAATCATAATTTTTTTTATGGTCCTGCTACAGCTACCCCAGAAGAAAAATTTGATATTATACAAAATATTATAAAATTAAATCTTAAACAAATTAATATAAAAAATATTAATGAAGAAACTTTAGTAGTTCATATAAGATCTGGAGATATATTTGATACAGCAAGAATTAATAGTTATTATATTCAAAATCCTTTGAATTATTTTTTAAAAATAATAGATCAATATAAAGAAACAATTGTTATTTATGAAAATAATAATAATCCTATTATAGATGAGCTTATAAAAAATAGAAATATTAAAATAGAATCAAATGATTTTGCAACTGATTTGGGTATTATTTTAGGTGCTAGTAATTTATGTTTGAGTGGGGTGGGTACTTTGGGTCCGGTTTGTTCTGTGCTTTCCAATAAAATAAAAAAACTTCATGTGACTAATCTTGTGTCTCATATGAAAATGATTAAAAAACTTTCAGCATCGGTTTATATAGATGAAATCAAGTTAGATTTAGAAAAATATATTAAGCCTGGGGATTGGAAAAATACAAAAGAACAAAGAGACTTGATGATAAAATTTCAACTAGAATAAAAAGTAGATTATTGGAAATATTGTTAAGTTTTACATGGGGCTGCTGGAACGGTTTAAAGATACAGGTCTTGACAAGTCGATACCTCTAGTGTAGAATCGCAGCATACACTTTGAAACAAACCTTTTGAGGACACTATGACAGACATAGTTATTGAGAAAAAGCCGATTGTTATGAGTACCAGCAAGGCCGACGAGTTTTTTAGAAACTTTCCAAAAGATAAGGTAGTTGCTTATAAAGACTATTGGGAGAGTGTGCGACCGCAAAATACTGCCGATATCTTTAGAAGGTATCTCTTTAGTTTCATGTCTGTGCATACTAGTTGGAAAGGTAATGTTCGTGGCTACGAAGCAATTAAAAATTATGAAGAGTGGGTCAATGACAAAGAACTTCTGAGAGAAAAACTTAAAAACTCTGGAGTAGGATTGTACAACAATCGTACCAAATATCTGTGGGCTTTCAAAGACCAGTTTTGGGCAAAGCCTACGGACTTTTATTTGACTACTAAGAAATATCATATTAAAAAGAGGAATGAGATTGTCAATAAAATCACGGGACTAGGTTCCGCCAAAGTGGCATTTACTTTGGAGCAAATTCATCCTCTAGAATGTAAGGCAGTTTGTTTGGATGTCCATATGTTGCGACTATATGGTATGGAGCATTTGACCTATGGTAGCAACAAAGGCTTTGGTCAATACAGAAAGGCTGAACAACACTGGAGTATTAACTGCGGAAAGATTGGCGTTCCTTGCTATATAGCCAGATGTATTTATTGGGATGCTTTACAAGGTAAGTCTGACAGTAGATACTGGTCATACGTTTTTGAAGATTAATTCTACTTTCTGGTGTATACAATAAGCGAAAAGGTATACACTATGAAAAAACAATGTATAAAATGTAACAAAAAACAAGATCCTATTAATTTTCATAATCAGAAAGCATCAAAAGATGGAAAATCTCCTTATTGCAAATCTTGTCAAAAAGAATATAATGCTATAAGGAGACAAAAGAATAAAAGGAAAATTCAAAAACAACAACAAGAATATAGATCTAAATATAAAGAACGATTAAACGAAAACAGAAAACAATGGGGACAAGACAATCTAGACAAAGTTGCTATAAATGCTAAAAAATATCGAGAAAAATATAGAGACAAAATTAATAAAAAACGAAGAGAAAAACGTAAAGGAAATATTAATTTCAGATTAAGAACTGTCATTAGTAATCGTATCAGAATGGCTTTGTCTAGAGGATCGAAAAATAGCATTTCGTATAATTTATTGGGTTGCTCTTGGGAGGACTTGAAACTATACTTAGAGAGACAGTTTTCAGACGGTATGAATTGGGACAATTATGGGCAGTGGCATATAGATCATATCAAGCCATGCTGTAGTTTTGATTTAACTGATATAAAACAACAAAAAATTTGCTTTCACTATACCAATTTACAACCGCTATGGGCAATAGATAATTTGAAAAAATCTGGCAGATATAATCATGAGTCCAATGAGATTTCATAGAGTCACCGTGTTGGAAACACAAGAAAAAGGTTGGCTCAATAAAATGATGACACAAGGTGATGACACTTATTTATATGAAATCTTTGGTGATTCCGGTAGAACTTATATTTTAAAAAAAAATGAATTTCATTATGGTACTGATGAGGTAGAAGATGAGTCAGAATGGGAAGGGTGATAAGCCAAGATCAAAATCGGTAGACAATAAAACCTGGGCTAAAAATTACGACAGGATTTTTAAACATGGGAATTGTAAGCGACCTAAACAATAATAAAACATTATTTATGCCTTGTGGTTGTCGTAGTGAGATTTTAATGATTGAATATGACCATGAATGGAAAATGGCTGACGTTGCCATTTATCAAACAGACGTAGCATTTAGATACAAGATGTCATTATGGCAGAGACTGCGATATTGCTGGCAGGTTTTGTGGCATAAAAAACCTTATGCTGATCAGATAATGATGGACCATAAACAACTAAAAGATCTTAAAAGTTTTTTGAATATGATAAATTTAGACCGCTAAAGGTGTATAAATATTCTATTCTCAACCTTCGCCAGTAATATGGAGGCCAACCTATGGTAGTAAAAACTGCTAACGAATATATGGCCGGAGAGTTTATTAATCGAATCAGATATCTGCAAAAGGCTTTAAATGAAGCAGAGTTAATAATGCGTAAGCTTGAAGAAGAAAACACAAGACTAAAAGACGTTTTTAATAGCCTAGCGTCAGAAAATAAAGAAGGTTATGCGATTGATAGCGAGGCTGTGAATGAGCCAGTGTTCCCGATCTGTTAAGGGTAAAAATCAAATAATAATTACACAAATTAGCGAAAAAGAATATTTTTTAGAGGGTCAGTGCGATTGGGTGAGATTTGGTTGTCAGTTTGATGAGTCTTGTATTACCTCCGCCAATATGCAAGGCGGACCTTTTCTGGTTGTTGGTGATTCTTTCTTGGGCAAAGGGAGGATAGTAAGCATTCAAAATATTGCTTGTGATCAGGATGACTGTATTATATTAAAGGTAACAGTGTCTTAATCTACCAAAAGGACTCCATATGATCAATGAACTTATTCCGGTTTTAGGACTATATAACTCCTATCTAGTATCTGGATACAATCCGTCCACTATTGAGAATCTTATATCCAACATAACAATACTCACGCAAGAGAGAAACTAGAATGTCTAAATTAATAAAGTCCTCTAAGGGTAAATTATTTGGAGTTTGCTGTGGCCTTTCTAAAGCATTGGGCCTAGATGTTGTTATAGTCAGATTATTGTTTATTTTAGGGGCTAT